CATATCGTCGTTGAACCGGCACAGCTTGCCGTCGGTGGTACCGAAGTATAGCTTCCCGTCAAACTCCAGGAACGTGCACGCGGGGATGTTATCCCAATAGAACCATTCATATACGAACGATTCGTTGAACGCTGACTGCATGCGTGCGTCTGCGACGTAGCAGTGACCGGTGTCAGGGAACGCCAGCAGGTAGCGGTTGTTCCACGCCACAGAAACGGCGTTCTCTTTGTGCGGTTCCTCGCGCATTTTGTTGTCGACGAAGTAGGATCTATTCTGAACCGTGCGCTGTTGCGACGCGTCCGTGCCGGCGACGGCGAATACTCCTTCGCGGGCGTAGAATAATGCGTCATCCCTCAGAGAAGCGAACCCGCCGCGGGAGATCGCGCCCACGCCCTTCACGCCTTGCTGGACGGGGAAGAGGACGCGGTTGTCGGATTGCACCTGCGCGGATCTTATGTAGATCTCTGCGTCCTGGTTGTCGTCTTCTTTGATGATGGCAAGCACGTCGCCGTAATGGAGATACCCCATGATGGCGGTGTGGTCTGAACCGATGTCCGTCCACTGGTTGATTTCCCAGTATGTCGGGTCATCGACAGCGCACGCATAGTCCCGGTTCTTGTGGTCAGGGTTTCCCGAAATGAAGATTCTGTTATCGTTAAAATAACCATATGGCGTACAAATGTTACACTTCTTGATTTGACTCGCGTCAGCCGGGTGCTCCGTTGACGTGAACGTGATCCTGATGTTGTCCAGCCCCGCGCCGTCCTGGTGCGCTGCAGGTGCGGACGTGAAGGTTATCTTGGTCTTACCCTTGGTGGTGTCCTCGGTGGCAGTATAGGCGGTGGTTTCCGTCCAGGTGCTGGACGTGTATATCTCCACCTTGGTCACGGTGGTGCCGCGCTCGGTCAGCCAAAAGACTTTATTCACGCCGTCGCCTGCCATCTCGTTTATCTGCGTGGACGTCAGCAGGTTCGGCTCTTCGTACAAGGTGCAATCGTACCAAATGTAATTGCCGTTGCCGTCGTCCTCGTAGTGACCGCCCCTGCCGGTTGTGGGAACGTGAGCAGTCGAAGCCGCCGCCGCGTCCTCATAAGCAAACCCTGACGAATAATACACCCGCGTGAAGTTGGTACCGTCCAGCAAATACAGTTTCCCTTTGTGCATGAACGACGACGACTTCGCATTCGCCAGCGTGGTCATGATGGTGGTGGTGGTGCCGTCAGCCAGCTTGTACGCTGTTAAATTGGTGCCGTGGTGGATGAGGATGTGCGCGGTCGTGCCTTCAAAGTGCGCGTAGTGCAGACCGTTGACCTTGCCCGTGAGCGCAGCAAGCACGCGCCAGCCCACCCTTTTAGAGGGAAAGCCAGCGTCGTCCGCGATCATGTTCAGCGCGTCGGGTGACCTGCTGTCATCTATCTCATTAGGCTCTGTGGTGAAGTCGCACCCTCTAAAATAGGTGTACGCCTTAGCCATCAGCCGCGCGTCGGCAAGGCTGGGAATTCTGATCATTTCATACTCCTAATGTTGAAGCACCGGTTCTCGTCCAGCGCGTCAATGTACATGTTTCGATACTGCGAAGCCAAAGATAAATTGCCGGCTTCCTGGTGGTACTGCCACGCAAGCCCATACGGGAACGCCGCGCGGACGATGCAGTCGTGATAGGTCAGCTCGTCATCCAAGTCGGTGACAAACTGCGCGTACTCCAGCTCCATCTCGCCGTCACGTTGACGGATCGTGTTCTCCGTGCCCAACGCTTCCTGCAGCAGGACGTTCATATAAGGGATGCTCAGGTCGCGGTTGTCGCGGTCGTCGTTCTCACGGTCGCCGATAAAGGCTGATGCTATTACATATAATTCTCGGACTGTCATATGCTTCTCCTATACTCTGACAGTTACCTGCCCGTCGGGCGACCAGATATTGTTCTGACCAACGAGGCTCGATATCTCCTGCGGTGTGAGTTGGTAAATTAGCGGCTCTGCGTTTGTAACGTAGTAGATTTTAATCGGATTCCCACCGCTTGACTTTTCTGCGATGAAGTTTCTCCATTCCGTCAGCGTTGTCGCTCCGTATATGCTGACGATTAACCGACCTGATGTATTTATTGCTACGTTACTCAACGTGCCTGTGCTGTTCGTTTGGGCGGGCATCGTTTTCAGTTCGTTAGACAACACTTCGCCAAGGTCTGTGTTAGCGGAAACAGGTTTTGCGTTGTTTGCGATGTGGGCGGAGAAGAACGAACCCGACTTGCCGCTTGTAATAACCGATTCTGTTCCATCCAGTGTCAGCACCGTTGTCGGTTTAACCGTCAGCTCCCCCGTCACCAAGTCGATGGTGCCTGAATAGACGGTGTTGGTGTAGGGTTCGTAGGCGGTAGCGGATGAGCCTTTTTCAATTTGGATGTTGCTAAATTCAGGAGATTCTGCCGTTGAATAAAACCAAAACCTAATCTCGCAATCCTCTGCAAGCGTGAACGTACCCGATAATGCCGAATTGCCATGAATCACGTTGTTGTCGGATGTTCCCTTTTTACGCCAATACATATATGACATTGTACCAGTGTTGCTTGCGGCATACGTTCCTGCCTTGAAGCTGAAATATGTATCGGCACTGTCAACGTAATATGTGTTTCCGTTTTTAGTTATTGTCTGCGTTGGCAACAGATTCTTCCCCAACGCAGGAAACGTGCAGGAGTAGAGCGTTGCCGTATCAGGGTCATATTCTGCACCAAGATACGCACTCGCCCCTGTCCTGCCTGTGATGGGGCAGAGGTTTTCGTAGGGTGCGTATGAGGTGGCGGGAGAGCCGGATTCAAGCTGAACATTATAGAAAGATACCGTTCGCTCTTCGGCTGTTGAAGTTGTCGCAAAAAAGCGAATGTCTATATCAGAATCTTCACTCAGGGTGAATGACTTTGATTCGCTCTGAGATACGTTGTTCGCCAGTAGGGTATATGGGCTTGCGTAAAGATAAACAGAAGCAACAGGAGTAAAGCTGTCTGACGAGCTTGCAGACAGGCTCATTGTATAAGTTCCTGCTTTAAGATGGTAAAACAGGCGAACGCAAGCATAGGTAGCCGACGCAGATGTAAATGCCAGTTTTTGCTCTGTCTGCTCTGTTATGGTTGTGTTCGACAGAATCTGCTCACGGACAGGAGATAGGTTAAGTGCTATCTTATTCTTCCCACCCCCCGCAGGCCACGGTTCATCATAGCCGTGAAGGTCTTGGATGGGGGACATTGTGACGGTGAGTTCCTTGAGCTTCTTGGCTCTTGCCGCTTCAAATGAAACGATGTCGGCAGGGCCGTATGTCTTCGACTTCGGTGCAAGAGCTTTGCGGTGGATATAGGTCGCGAGATCAGGAGCAGGTACGTTAACGCCTGCTCCCATCTTGCGTGCATAATAAAGGTCACGAACGATTCCCATTACTGTGCTTCTCCCCAGCCGTCGTCTTCGTCGTAGAGTGCGATAAGCCCGGTGTCGGTTTCAAGGAACATGGAACCGTTCGCCAGCCCGTCGGTCGGTTTGGTTTCGTCGGAATTGCCCGCCAGCTCCTGGATGTGCAGGATGCCCGCGGTATCGTCCATGACAGGGATGTCACTGATTACTCGTATCATGTCAGTGTCCTTTCTGATAATGGGGGAGCGGTAAGGCTCCCCCGGTAGTTTAGTTAGGATGTCGTGGTCGCGGAGAAGATGTCGCTCGCGGCATAGCCCGACTTGTAGGAAACGGCTTTGATGACGTCGCCTGCGGTATGGCTGGGCGTGGTGCCGCTGGTAATCTTAACAGCGGTCTTGCTGTAGCGCGGGTCGGAGCCGTCGATGGTGTACAGCGTGTAGTCGCTGGACGAACCAACGGTGATCGCGCCTGCGGCAGAGATGGAACCGGCTGCCTGCTTGTAGGAAGTGTTCACGTCGACGATGACGCCGCCAGCATACTTGCCGACTACATCAGCAACGCCGCGGACGCGGAACTCGACGAGAATGCCGTTGATGCCGGGAGGATCCTGGTGCACTTTGGCTTCCTTGATGTCGAACGCGAGGACGGCGGCTTTCTTCCACCACGCGATGAAATACACATTCGCGGGCAGGTCGTCGTCAGCGGCTTCCAGTACGTTGAGGGTGCCGATCTTGCCGACCACGCCCTTGATGAGCATCTGATCGGTGATGTTGTCCAGGTTGGTCAGGGAGTGCCGGATCAGCTGCAGGTTCGTGGTGCCCATGACCACATAGCGGTCGCTCTTGGGGATGCGGGCGTTACGGAACGCGGCTTCGATCGCGGTCAGCCTGCCAAGGATGGTGGACGCGCTGGGCGCGGAACCGGTGATGCTCTTGCCGGCTTTGAGGAACAGCTTCTTGTAGAAGTCCTGCTCGATGAACGGGGCAACGACGTCGTTGTTCTGCTCTTCGATGACGGCACCGGCGGTCTTCAGGTAACCACCGTCCTGGTAGTTGGCTTTGTCCACGGTGGCGGGGTAGGACTTGTCATAATCCCAGGCAATGTACTGCTGGGTGTCCTGCACCTCGGTGGGCGTGCCGTACCTGTTAGAGGTAGCGGCTTTGTTGTAGTTGCTGAGTGCAATGGGGTCGATGGACGTCAGATAGATGCCCTCGCCGCCATCCAGTTTGTATTCGTTGGTGGTCTTGCCGGCAAGATTGGATGCGTATGCAAGGCTCTTGACCAGCTTGTCATGGTACTTCTGTACGAGGTTAATAGCCATAGATATGCCCTTTCCGGGCAGGTCGTTGTGGGATTAGCTTCGCGCTCTCGATGCCATCCCTGCGAGGAATTCGTCTTCAGGTTCCCCGCCGGAATTCACGCCGGATGCGGAGCCTATAGACCTTGCCCTGTTGTCTTCTTGTTTCTTTTTGGTTTCCTGTGCTGATGTCAGCTCCTTGACCTTCTCGCGGAGCATGTTCAGCTCGTGCTGACGTAGTGCGTCCAATGGGCTGATGCCCTGGGCAACGGCGTCGTGCACGTCCTGCGGAATACTGTCGGCATTGATGTCCGGATACTCGGCTAATGCGTCAGACCATTCCTTCTGCTTCTTCGCTTCTTCGGCGTTCAGCGCACTTGCCTTATTTTTCTCCAGCTGCATCCGCGCGTATTCCTTGAGGAGCTCTTCGGGGGCGTCGGGGTACTTCTCTTCCAGCTCCGCGATCGCTTGCTTCTCTGCAGCGGCTTCGCTCTGCTGGATCATCATTTCCGCATATCGATCTACTGACATTCCTGCAGCGTCAGCATACGCTTTGAGTGCTCTACCAATAACGCCGCCCTTGTAGCTCTGAAGCTCTCCTAATACCTTGTCGTAATTCTTGCCCTTCTGAGCAAGCTCCACGGCTTCCTTCTTGGACAGCTTTATGTCCGCTTTGTTGTAGCGGATCGTCATGAAGTCAGCGACGTCATCGTCGTCGGCTTCCTTTGGTTCATTAGCCATCGGCTCCTGCTGCTTCGGTGCATCCGCACTCTGCGCTTCGTCCTCTGTGCTTTCGGTAGGTTCGTCGAAGCTGATCTCCGGCTCACCATCGAACATTCCACCGGTCACGGTTTGGCTGGTTTCGCCTTCCATTTCCGATCCTTTCTACGCCTATGGTTGGGCGTTCTGTGTATTTTCAACCTTCGGTCGTATAGGAGTGACGTTGACGTCATCCTGCTGCATCGAAGGATTGAATGCTCCTGCTCCTTGCATGGATTCCATTGTGTTTTTCAGTAAGTCTTCGCAATACTGATTGAGTATCTGCCGGTTCGGGATGTACTTCTCCGGCATGATCTTCAGATAGATAGCCAGCTTCGCCGGGTCGTCGATGATGCCGGTCGTGAACAGGTTGCTCGCGGTCTGCACCTGCAGCTGTTCGGAATACAGTGACGAAGCACCGACGTCCACGCGCATGGTCATCTGCAATTCGTCCAGGGTGGAGAAGTCGAACTCCTGCAATTCGGTCTTGCTTTCCTGCTGTCCGTTCTCGCCCTCGACGATTGTGTCCATCATCACTTCGCGCTTGCCGTACCTGGCGCGCATGATGTCCGCGATGATGCGGCACATGTCCTCTACGAAGTCGTGGTACGCCTGCTTGCGAAGCTCCAGCGGCTGCTCGTCTGCCTGCTGCAATGCGATGATCGCTGAAGCATTGTTCGGATTCACGTCGCCCATCGTGGCGTCGCTCGCGCCCATGCAGTCGCGCGTGGTGCTCATTAGACCTTCCATTGCGCTGATGACCGATACTGGAACCGGTGCCGCTTCCAAGTACATCACGGCGTCGCTGACGCTGCCGGTGCCGCCGTAGGTTTCTATAATCGTGCCGGGGGAGCCATCCCAATCCCTGATGCGGTTGCGGTCGACTACCGGCTGGGAGAATCCTGTCTTCAGAATCTGCCATATGATGCCAGCCCAGCTCTTGTTCATCGCGATCTGATTTGGTATCAGACCGGTCAGCACAGCCTGCCCGTGATAGCTTGCTTTCACTATCTCGGCAGACGACCATGTGAGAGGGTAGAGCTTGTAGCCGGTGTCCCATTCCTCGCGGATTATCAGATCCTTCACTGACTTGATCGCGTGCACCGTGCCGTTCTCTTTCCACAGCTTGATGAACACGCTCACCAGGTCGGAAGGGGAATCCTGCTCCATCTGATGCTCGTCGCTGTCGCCGACGATTGACTCGACGTACTCTTCCTTGATGCCGTTCTCCCGCGCTTCGTCCTTTACATCGTCCAGGAACCTGCGCTGGTGCAGGATGATGTACGGTTGCTTCTGCACGTCCCTGGAATAGCGGTTGCCAAAGTAGACGTTGATGTTCTCCAGTAGTTCAGCGGTTAGCATGCCGGGAACATTCATCCCGCTCTCAGCGTCTGCGTCGAAGTCGAAATACACGCACGCGTCGCCGTCCACGGCTTCGTTCCGTTGGGCGGTGCGCGCCATTGCTTTCAGGTTCAATCTTTCGATTACCTGGTCTACCTGATCCGACAGCATTCTGCTGATGGCGTCGTTCTTCTCGTCGTTCACAAACGCCTTGAACCGCACGCCCCAGTCCGTGGAGCTGACCTTGGCTATCCGCATTGATACAACGCGCTGCAGGAAATTCAGCTGCGGCTTATCCAAGTCGTTGGCGTCGACTCCTATCCACTGATTGCCGACGTAGAAGTTCTCGTTGCGCTCGTAGTTTTCGTACACGCCGATTGCTTCTTTGTACTGCTGCCCCGCGCTGAATTCTTTATAAATTGACTCTGCGTCCTTCAGGATCTTCACTGCTTAACTCCCTTGTATTGCATGAGTTGGTCGAACTGTCGTTCCTCTTCTGCCTTGCGGCGTGCGCGCTCTTCCTTGGCACGCTTCTCGTCATCGTTTAAACGCGTCATAATGACGTCAGACGGGTCTTCATCCTTCCGTGCTACGTTGACCAATGCCACGGCTAAAACAGCCGCTAACGCGCCAACAAACGCCCCCGCTAAAAACCATGCGATCATCGTCTACCCCCGAATGCTATGATTGATGCAGCCTGCTGCTGCACGTTCGTGTTCCTGTGCCAGTGCGGCTCGACCGGTTTCTCGCCTGGGCGCGGTCTGCCGTCCATCATGTATCTCAGTGCGTCAGGCGCGTGCGTGATGTCGTGCGGGTCTTTCGCCACGTCCGATGGGTCGCCGGTCTTCGCGTACTGTAACTGCGGCAAACATCTGATAAGCTCCGTGCAGGTGTTGAACACTCGCAACCGTGGTCTGATGTTGCCGACACCGTCGTCCACGGGATGGAGCCACTCTTTGAGATTCAGCCATCCCGGCACCCTGCCGTTGGCAACAGGCGTTCCGTGCAATCCCGCATTGGCAAACGCTTCGGAAATGCTTATCCCGCTTTGCGATGACCTGCCCAGCAAGTCTGTCGGGTAGAAAGTGTCCTCGATGCGCTCGTCGCCGGTGCTCAGGATCATCTTCGCCGCTTCGCTGACGATCGTGTTTGATACGCACAGCTCGCGGTAGATCACCGCGTTTCCCACGTCATCGAACGCTCCCCATAGGCACGCCAGCCTATCCAATCCGAAGTCCAACGCCCTATAGCGTTGCCACCAGTCGGGGATCTCAAACGGCTCACACACATGCAGCTCACGCCGCCACTCTGAGAAATACTGACCGGCGAATACATCCCAGTCGCCGTCAAGGAACGCCCTGCGCTGGTCTTCCGGTAGGTTCTCTAAGACCCTCACATAATCCGGATCAGTTTCCATCAGCACGCGGTTGTCATAGACTCGCGCCGGTATGAAAACGTAATCCTCAGGACGCTCCTTGCCTTTGTAGTCGCGGTCGATAAATAACCGCTTGACCCATGCGTGCCCGACGCCGCCGGGGTTGCATGTGTAGTACATGCGCGGTCTGAAGTCGGTACGCGTCGACCTGTTGCAGGTGGTCAGGAACTGCATTTGCGACTCCGTGAACAGCGTCGCTTCTTCCATGATGACGACGTGCCATTCCTGCCCCTGGTACTGGTACACGTCCTGCTCCGTGGCGCAGTAGCCCATTTTGAGAATGCTGCCGTTGGGGAACAGGAACGCGTTCTCGCTCTGCTTGTACTGCGCGATCCCGTATAGGATGCCCAACAGCGGTCGCACATGGTTTTCCAGTAACTCAGGGTACGTTCTCCGAAGCAGAAGCACCTTCAACCCTTGGTACTTGGAACACAGCGCAACGGCTTTCATCCGCGCCGCCCACGATTTACCGCCGCCCCTGGCACCGCCGTAGCAGATGTGCCTGCCGCGTGCCTTGAAGAACTCTTTCTGCCGTGGGTTGAACTGTACTGCGATCATCCGAATAGCTCGTCTGCTTCCTCAGGAGAAACCCCTTCAACCTTGAACGCGATCTCCTGCACAGTCTGCTCGATCTTCTCCGTCGGCTTCTCGCCCATCGTGTCCCTGAGGAACGCCGCCGCCTGCACGTCGCCAGCTGATGCTTTCTCGGCAAGCGCGTCGAATATCTGATTCATGCGATCCTGCGTCATGCGCTCCTTGAACGACTCCCGCCACGCTTTCTTGATCTTCTTTGTTTCGTTGCCCTTTGCCCCGGCTTCAACCGCGCTTCTACCGCGAAAGCGTGTCCCTTCGCTTATCTTCGCAAGCTCTTCCTTTGTCTTGCCGCGCGGCATTAATATCTCCTTCGGGGTGGTGTGAGCGTGATGTCCTTCTTCGCGTTCTTAGCAATGGACTTCGGGCTCTTGCTTATGAACCCGTTGACGGTGTAATCCTTCCCGCGCTCCAACGTCTGCCCTACGCCTTTGCGTGACGCGCCCCTGTCTTTTTCTCCCTTGACAGGAGTAGCCGTTCCAGTGCCCACTTTCTTTGCGTGAGATCTCGGACGGCGGTTTAGATTGTCATATTCCGGTAGCTCAAAGTTGCCCCGCTTGTTTCGATTCGTTGCCATGTCGTCACCCCTTCGCCGTTTTCTAACATGGCAAAACGAAGCAAAACTATCATCTTTGCATACAAAAAGAGGAACCTGTCACAGTTCCTCTAACGCCTTTAAGGCTTTCTTGTGTAGTCGGTACACCTGCGCTTCACCGTAGTGCATCTCAGTACACACCGCGATCCAGCTCCACCGCAGGCAATACCTGAGCACGATCACTCTCCTGAGCACCGGCTGTATCTTCGTCAGATCCTCTTCCAATCTCCGACGGAACGCCCGCGCTTCGGGTGACCGCCGGTGGTGGTCTGTCAGCCGCCGGTACTGTTTGAGCTCGGTGCTCGTGATCATTCTTCAGTACCTTCGGAATTGTACCACGACCAGCCCACGCCAGGCACCAGCACCAGCCGGCGCGGCTCTTCCTCGATGTCGTGGATGGTCACGATATACTGCTCTTCCTCGGTGTCCTTGGCAACGGATACCCCAGGGATGAAGTCAACCACCTTAATGCCCCTGTTGCTCAGCTCCTTCAGCACCGCCGCTTCTCCGACCCTTGCCAGCAGTTCCTTTGTTACGTCCTTCTTTGTTGCCTTTTTCATTTGGTTCTCCTTTCCTCGTCCATTCGTTTTACTATCCAGGTAAGTATGTGCCACACCGTCCTTGCGATCGCGCGGATCAGCTGCCGCTCCGTCATGTGCTGCTCGACCGAATTGTCGTCCAGGTCGATCAGCACCGTTTCCATGCCTTGCATGTCCTCGATCAAAATCTCACGCGTTGTCATTCCTTTGCTCTCCTGTTCCACAACGACACTGCATGTTTTTCAGCTTCATCTCTGCCTGCACCTGCTTGCGAAATTTGGCACGAGCATTTATTACAATGGATTGTGCAGATATCAAAGTATATGCCGTATATTTTTCGTCTGTCCTTTTTGAATCTGATTGTGTAATCAGGGAATCCTTTCATCTCGTTTCCGCAAAACGGACACGGTTTCAGTTCAACGCTCATTCCTGCACCCCCATCTCATCGTCCTCTGGCGTGTACCACCACGCAAATTCCATCTGCACCCGTCCGCACTTTTTGCAAGTAGCGTTTGGCTCTTTGCCTTGATATTCAGGAATCCGTGTCGCATCATCAGCCTTTACATACCTTCCGCAATTTGGGCAAACCCTGTAATATACTGGGTATGACCCATCAACTGGGGCATAGGCAACAACAGGCGTATTCTCCCCGTATTCAAGAATCATTCCTGCACCTCTATTAATCCTACCGCAGAATAACACTGTTAAACAACTTATCCATAAACTCTCTGTACGCATCTTCCACGGTCATCGTTTTGCAACTAACCCGTGAATACACGCTCCCGTCATCATTTAGGAAGTACGCTTGCTTTCCATTCCAAGTAGAAGTGACTTCTTCAAACATATCCCATCTGCCTTTTTCATAGTCGCTCATTCCTGCACCCCCATCTTCGCCATCTTGTGAAACGCATCAAGCCCATCGTTTGCGATACATTCAAGAAAATCCAGTATCAAATTCTCTGTGTCTTTGTGGAAGTATCTTCCTGCCCTTACCTTGATGTAATACTCAATCGGTGAACGCTGTGTCCATTTGGCTGTATCGTATGCCTGTCCTGCTCCAATCCAATCGCATACCATTTCAACGATGTACTTCTTCGGAATCCTATTTGCTATAACTTCTCCATTATCTCTAAAGTCAGTCCAGTATTCCCAATGATGTTTATTCCTGCCTTTGTGATGAAGCCATGCCATAGAATATCCAAGAGCATCTTTCTCAGCCTCGATTGGGCTTCTGTTTCCTTGAAAGTGTTTTGCCGATGGGATAAACTCAGTTGGGCTGAATTTGGAAAGGTCATGCACCAATCCTTGCCATGCTATCCCACAGGCAACGCACTCACGAAAGACAAACCACTTGTGCTTGCACACCGTCTTAAAATGCTTCCAAACATAACTCATTCCTGCACCCCCATCTTCGCTCCGCAGTTTCCGCAGAAATTCGGCAGTTCGTCTTGCTTCAATCCACGCCGCCATGTGCCACCAATCTTTCCGCACAGGGAGCATTTGTAATTCGACAACGAAGCCCCTGCGTATGTTGCATCGTCCTCAACCCACTCCCCTTGCTTCGGAATCTGCGCTTGCAACGCCTTGATTGCGGCGGCGGCATCGGCATCCATTTTCGCTTCAGCATCGCACCACCCCTCTTCGGAACGGTACGCACATCCGTCATGGCATTCTCCGTTGCA